CTTTCTTTGCTGTAGCATTACCCTGGTTCTGCTTAGAGTTTTTACCTCCAGCAGAACCTTTCTTACCTTTGTTTGCTGACTTAGACATTATACTCCTGTGCGAGGTTGAACAAATCCTTCACCATCTTCTACTTTGGTTTCTAGTGCTTCAACTCTTGCTTCAAGAGTTTCTGGTAATACTTCAGGAGCAGGTGGTTCTGGTGGTGCTACTACAAACTCTTCTCTTTTAGGTTCTTCTTTTTTTTCGTCATCATCGTCTCCACCTTTCTTCATCGTGTTAATACCAAATGTTGCAGCAGAGGCAGTGAAGACAGTCGCAATAAATGTAGGGTCCATTTTAGCAAACATACCAGCATAACTTGCAGTAAGTAGTGCAGCACTCCAACTCAAAATCACAATACGAATAAGTTGTCCCATAGCATTTTCCTTTTTCTTGTCCATTTTTAGTTAGTGTGATAGGTTAACTTTTTTTCCAAGCCTCACCTTCTGCCTTTCTTCTACGAGCAAGTCCTGCTTCTACATTAGAACCAGGATTTCTGTAGAGGTATAAAGCATCTGGAACTTTGTCCCATTCTTTATTCTTCAGTGTGCGTGTGATAGTATTAAAGTTATCACCACCATAAAAACCAGCACCAAGATTATAAGCAAAAGAAAGTAGGGCACCTCTTTTACCATCAGACATTTCATTCCAGTGAGGAATCTTACGAAGTGAAGGAAGAAACTGATTCTTACACTGACTAATCAGTAGTTCATCTGCTTCTTGTTGAGTAATTTGATCTCCAAGTTGGAATGGTCCACCATCCTTCTTACGAGTTGAACCCCAACCAATCGTGATTGGAAGTCCACCAGATAGAGGATCTGGATATGCTTTTAAGTGACATCCTTCAAATTCCTTGATTAATCTAAGTCCCATCATAGGCATATCGTCACCACCAACTACAGGAGCGGCAGCAGTTGGTTCTGATGCTGGTGCCGCATTACCCTTTTTTCCTCTATAAATCTCAGCCCAATCAATGTTATCTTCTAGATACTTGACTGGTAGGTTATCTTCTAACCACTGGACTGCCTTCACATGGTTTTGATTTTTTTCATCATAAAATTTAAAAAAGTTATGTAGGTCTATTCTTGCCATTGTAGTCTCCAAAGTATTTGTCGAAAAGTTTGGAAGCCTCTAAATGCTTTCCGTGATTTGTTAGATCTTTGATTTTTTGTAAAATCTTTCTCTTGAAATTAATCGAAGATTCTGCCCCATCCATCATTTCCTCCTGGACACCAACGATGCTTGAGCACTGCTTTGGTATAAATGGTTTTCTTACCATTTGTCACAGGACCAGTATAGTTATCATTGAGAGAACCATATGGATCATTAATATAATATCCTTTGCCATCTGGAGTCTTACCAATTACAACACACATGTGCCCACCAGTAGGTGAAGATAAAGAACCCCTATGAAGGATACCAATAACAACAGGTTTCCCAGCATCAAGACTCTTATCAATGTCAGCAAAAGAAAGATTGTAACTAAAGTGTGACTTAATTCCATAACCTGCCAGAACTTTTGTCTGTACCGCATGGTCAGTCGTGTCACCAATCGCAAATACTTTTTTGACATATTCGTCATCACCTTTGATTGAACCTGGCTTGAGAAAAGCAAGGCACATAGCACAGGATGAACTATTACAAGTTCTGTGTGCGTCTCTATAGTTATCTACTTGATTAAAGTATGGAACATTGAGAACTGCTGGTGTGGGTGGTTTAGTTCTAAAGATTCCAATCCAGTCTGTTTCTGAGTCATCCATGAATTCAGCAGGAAGGTTATCTTCTAACCATTGAACTGCTGCCACATGATTCGCATTACCATCATCATAATACTTAAAAAAGTTATGAAGATCTAAGGTCATTTTGCCTCATCTTGACACTATCTTATTTAGATGATGATGCTTTTACTAAAATCAAAAATAAAATAATTCCATAATAAGCAGCAAAATAATATATCATCTATAATACTCCTGAATTTTATCCAGAACTTGATTGAGATATTTGTTTGCTAATCTTTTTGGGTCTGATCCATAACCAATCTGTTCTCTATACAACTGATCTTTTAACTTCTCAACATGACACCTAATTTCTTCTTTTGAAAATTCGTTTCTAGGCATATAATAAAAAATCTCCACCCATATTTAGAGTAGAGATAAGTAGGAATACTTAATTATGTTAGGGTCTCACCACACTCCAGGAATCACTTGCCCAGTCAGTGCATAGGCACCCATAGCAGCCATAATTCCAATCATAGCAAACCAACCATTAATACGTTCTGCTCGTTCGTTCATTGTTTTTCTCCTTAGTAAGTTTCAGAAAGTTGATTGACAGAATGTGCAAGAAGCACAAAGAAAGTAATACTAGTAATAGTAAAAATTACTTCCCCCATCAGATTACACCAAAAAAGAGGTGTCCAGTTGTCGCATAAGATACAAGTGCAGCAACAAATCCAAGCATAGCAACACGTCCATTCAGTTTTTCTGCACGTTCGTTATGAGTTTCAAGTGCATAACGTTCTGCATCAGATTGAGACACATACATTTTAGGTTCTTTAGCAAACATATTTTGTTGCCCGAACTCATTAGTTGTTACAGTCATTTACGTTTTGTTACGAAACATTACAAAAGTATATAGCAAAAAGAAAGGGGTGTCAAGCACCCAATTGTATCAATTATCACTTTTCCTTTCTATCCTATATGCTCTTCCTGCTTCATCGAATCCATCAATTTCGATATATTCCGTTTCTTCATTAATATCATCATTTGGAACTAAACAAAGATATGGACCAGGTATTCTATCAGTATTACTGTAATTTCTATGACCAGAAATATGGTAATGTGCGGAAACAATTTGTTTGCCTGGATTTTTTAATTTATATCCTTGATCTGCCATTAATTTGGCAATTTTATTATCACATCCAGGTTTACCTAAAGTAAATTCCATCTCATCAGTTGTTGTGATTGGAGTCTTAAACAACCAAACATCTTGAGACGATGAATTGTTAAATGGAGCAATACACCATTCACCATTTTCACAAAATACTTCCCATCTAGTTAAAGCAAGAAAAACTTTATCCAAATCAGCATCTTTTACAACTGCAATACTATCATCTAAGATAATATCTGCATTTGCAATTATGCAAATTTGATCTTTTAAATTTTTATTACAAAATTCAAAAAGATCTTTATAAGTAGGTCTTTCTTCTCTTTGAATTATTTCTATTTTATCTGATTTAAAATTTAATTTAGAATCATCAGAAATGAAAACATATATCTTTTCAATGTACTCATTTTCCAAATTCTCGTGAATACAAGTAAGATATTCACTATGCCTCTGATAATCAGGGGATCTAAAATATTCTATCAATAAATTCATTGAGTTTTAATCCAATCCATTAAATTTACTTGAGGTCTCCATCCAAAAATGGTTCTCAATTTTCCATTATTTGCAAGAGTAATTCGTGATTCTCCAATTCTTGCTGGAATATTTATTTGTTTATCAGATATAACATTTGCAATTTCATTAATTGAGTAATTCACACCATTACCCACATTATAAAGTTCACCATAATATTCATCATCAATATCTTTTGTTGCTGCAAGAATATTTGCTTGAACTACATCAGATACGTGTGTAAAGTCTCTACGTTGTTCCCCATCCCCAACAATAGTAAGAGGTTCACCATCCTTTCGTTGACGTAAGAAAATACCAATAACTGGAGCATATTGTCCTTTTAAAGGTTGCCTTTCACCATAAACATTAAAATACCTAAAGGAAATTGTTTTAAGACCAAATAAGTCATTATACATTTTGCAGAGTTTTTCTCCAGCAACTTTAGATACCGAATATGGATTTAAACAATCATCTCGTTGATTTTCGTGATTTGGTTTTTCATTAAATCCATAACCAGAAGATGTAGAAGAATAAATCACTTTCTTTACTCCTGCTTCTCTAGCACACTGAAGGACTGTAACAGTACCTACACAATTAATACTAACTGTTTCAATAGGACTTAAAATTGCTGGTTGAATCCTTGCCTCAGCAGCAAGATGAAATACATAATCTACACCTTCATACAAAGGTCGCGTATTTTCATAATCCCGAATATCATACTTATAATTTTTTGCTTTTGTATTCCAATAAAATTGATCATGAACATCGGAAAATTCATTATCAATAACAATTACATCATGTCCCAATTCCAATAGTTTATCTACAATATGAGACCCAATAAATCCAGCACCACCAGTTACTAATGATTTCATTTTTATACTAAATCCTCAATTTTAAAAATTAATTTTTTATATAATCTCAGAATAAAGATCAATAATTTGTTGTTTTACTTTATCGTAAGAGTATTTTTCAAAATATTTATTCAATGTATTTTCACTCATTTCACGATAAAGATCTTTATTATCTTGAATTGATTTAAGTTTATTTGCATAATCTTCAACAGTATATGCCATATAACCACATCCGTCTATCTGCTCCAAATGCCCCATAGATACAGTTCCTGGGTGTGTAACAATTGGTTTTCCGTGATACATTGCCTCAATTATTGCAACAGAACAAACTTCACCATCAATTCTTGCGTGTGCGTATACATCAATTGCACTAAGAAAATTATGAATTAATTCTTGATTTGATGAAAAATCAATAAAGTGTATATTTTTTAAATCTAATTGCTTTGCCAATTCTCTGTGCTTAGTACTTCCTCCAAGTAAAATAAAATGATTATTGGAATCAGATATCATTGAATATGCATATAGAGAAACTGGAGAAAAAAGATTTAAATCATCTCTTTGATGAAATCCATAAACAAAAGCATCTTCAGGAATACCAAGTTGTTCCCTAAGATTAGATTTAAATTTTTTAGGAACAGAGACTAAATTTGGTATAACAACTGCCTTTTTAATATTACCTCCATTGTTTGCCCATTTATTTGCCTGCCAGTTTGATATTAAAATTGCTTTTACAATATTATCTTTATCTTCTCCCCCATCCCCATGAATGCTATCAACAATTTTTGTTTTGTTAATTAAATTGAAAGGGTATTCTGAATATCCACCCCTAGCAGTTTGGATTACATCATAATCAGTTTCATTAAAAAGATCCCAAAAATTAGTATTATTCCAAATAAATGGAGAATTGTGACCGTCTTTAGACTCAACATAAACAGGTATTGTATTAATACCGAATGATTCTACCCATTGTTTACGTTCTTCATCATTGTCTGGGTGAACAAACCAATGATTTAAAAAGGGTGCTGCATTAGTATAATAATAATCAACAACATAATCATCTTGTTGAGATAGAATCATCGCAATGTTTTGCAATGATTTTTCAGTTCCTCCTGATGCCAATCCAGCAAATTTAATACAAGCTATTTTTTTCATATATCATTCTTTTTAAAAAGTATGTCATTAACTCCAAGTTCATCATCCATTTCTATGGAATATCCCTTTGATATCATATAGTCTATTATAACTTTTCTTCTATGATCCCAACTGGCAGTTTCTATAAGAAAATAAGTAGGTGAAACCTTTTCAAAAGTCAATCCATTAAGTGCAGATATTTCATATCCTTCTACATCTAAGGAAAACAAATCAATATGGTTTATTTTATGTTTTTCCAAAAGTTCATCAATTGTTTTTGCGGGGACCTCTGTTAAATCATTTGCAATCAAATCTTTATGTTCTTTTAAAATTTCATCACACCAATCTCCAGAATCATAAACCATTGCAGTCAATGACTCTGCATATCCAGTATGATTAAAATTGCCAGTAATAGTTTTTTTATCATAATTATGACTAACTAAAGCACAATTTTCCACTATAGAATTTTTTCTATGTGCTTTACATTCAAGATATTTTTTAAAATTAGGTTCTACCAATAAACCTTTCCATCCATACTCAAATTCATATAAAGCAGTATTTGATTGGGAAATCCCATCATTTGCTCCTGCCTCAACAAAAAATCCATTTTCAAAATTTAAAATCTTTAAAATTTTTTCATCCAAATTATGCAATCCGTAAGACATTTAATTACCTCAAAGTTGAATTATAATCACCACTTTTAGATCCCTGATAAAACAGTGATGGGAGTGACCAGTACACATTCATATTTAACTTATAAAATTGATATGCCAATTCCCAATCACTTACAAGTTGAAAAGGAATAATTGACTCATAGATTTTTTTCGCAGTATCTTTTTTTATTAAATATGCTTCCGCACAATTAGTAGAAGGGGGAGGAACATAAAATAAATTATCACTAATTTGTTTTAAATTATCAATTTTGGAAGAAATAAAATCATACCCACAACCTTGACCCAAAAAAATTGCATCCCAATCTTTTGGTGCTTGTTCAATTATTAAATCTATTTTATCAAAAGGATTTTCAAATGAAGGCAAAATATCATCTTCAACCACTAAACAAAAATCATCTTCCTGTTCTGAAACTTTTTTTAAAGCACAAATATGCTT